TAAAGAGCCACTATTATCAGGCTGTATCACTACACCATTAGTGGTAGTTGCATTTATAATTGTACTCATACTATCACCCATCTTGACGTAGAAGGAACTGTAACTGTAACACTTCCAGAGATAGTAATATCCCCTGCTTCTACAGAGTTATATCCTGTAGGAAATGTGTAAGATGTACCTATAGTTCCGTTATTAACATTAAGTCCGTTAGATGCAGCAAACTGTGGTGCATAGGCTGTATTAGTTTCATCTTGGTAAACAGCTTCAGCAGCAGGGTATGTTACGAATACGTTTTTTGTACCTGCAGCCAAGTCTAGTTTAGAACCTGTACTAGATGCTAATACAGTATCACGAGATAAAGTAGTGCCTGAAGACGTATATGTGCCTAGACCTACTTCCCATTGTGTACCACCTACAATAGCGTAGTAAGTAGTATTAGCATTACCAATAGCAGAGAATGATTGAAAGCCAGATACTGCACCAGCAAGCGTAATAGTGCCTGTGCCTGTAGTTGTACTTGTTTCCTGTACCCTATCTTTGACTACGAGAGCCATAAGTTATCCTTACGCTAATGTAACTGAAAGGTTGCCTGTTGAAATCTTGAAGATGTCACCAGAGTCAATAGTTTTAGATGTATCTAAAGGTGAATGGTAAAGTAAGTTGCCTGTTGTTAAAGCATCATTAATACCAATCCAACCTACTGTTCCCCATGAAGCTGTTGCTGTTGGGAATGTAACGTCAGCAGAGTTAGTAGTTACACCGTTAGATGGTGCAGCAAATGTAACTGCAGTTCTAGCATATGAACCACCAGTTACTTCTGTACCTGAAGCATCATCATTAGGGTTTGAAGTCCATAATGATACATAAACTGTTGTAGGTGCTGTGTAAGATGTTGCTCGTAGAGTTACGTTAATTAAAGCGTTCTCTAAATAGTTTGACATTTCTGACATAATTTTTCCTTAAGCTGTTGTAATTGAAAGATTACCAGTGTACTCACTAGAATCATCTGCTGCTGTTAATGAATTTACACCTCTATCATATAATGCAGCCCAAGTTTGAACTCTTGCGTCATTCATAAGATACGGTTCTGCCTCACCTAATGTTGCGTATAACAATAAATCTTGGCAATTAGCTAAAAATACATTAGATGAAACTGATGAGCTTAAATATGGCGGTGCTGCATAATAAAGCATATTTAATGTGTATGTTGAATCTGGAATAGGTGCAAATTGAAATTCTGCTGCTAATACTGTATATTTTGTAGGTACGCCTGATTCTGTTGTTCTGGCGTTAGTAAAGAAACTTGGATTGCTTAAATATTCAATAGTAGATACAGGTGTAGTTTGCAAATATAACCCACGCATAGCCAAAAAGTCACTAGGGAGTGCAACTGTTTTATCACCAGCTGTTGTGGTAGTAGTAACAACTTTAAGCATAAATCTTGCACGAAGATCACGTCTTAATCTATTTTCTGCTAATTGAATAAAATCTGGGATTTGTGTTGTTAAATCACTACGAGCCAAGTAATCAGCTACTGTAGCTTTTAGGTCTGTGTAATTAGTAAATGCCATTATACTGTGCCTTCTCGTGTTCTAAACACTTTGTTATCTGGGTCATTAAGAAATTTTCTAAATGCTTTTTGGTCTATGACATGGAATCCACGCACAATACCTCTTTTGTTTAATTCGTCAAAGACAGTCATAGGAATACTAGCTATCTTGTTATCAAATATATCATCACCCCAACGAGTGTGTTTATCTGTATATTTGCGTTGATTGTTATTGTCCTCAATAATGTCTGTAATATCTTGTCTAGTTTCAATCACTAAACCATTATCAGTATCATGGACAACGTTTGTTCTAAATGTTGTAGGTTGCATATTAAAATGTCACTATAAAAAGAATGACAGAGGTGTAAGCATGACCTACAACCTCTGCACTCAATAACGGAATAAATTCCATTAAATTACAACTACTCTGCCAAGTCAGCAATAATTGCGTGAGCAGCTTGGTTCTTAACTTCTAATGTATATTCTACTAAAAGTTGAGTCACATCTGCGTCACCAGATTTAGCCAATTCATTTGTTTGGAATGGGCGTAAATATGCAACTGCTGCGTACTCTGGATCAAGAACAAATGCTTGTTCACCACTATCACCAGAATCTGCAGTCATAAATCTGTTAGGAACAACAGATAATGTACCAAAGTCTGACAAGTAAACGTCAGCTGCACCAATGATTGTTGTAGGTTTGTTGCTTGGAGCCATAAAACGTTGAGCTGCAACACCTGTAAATGCAGATACATTTACTTTTTGTGTTGGAGTTGTCATAAGAATGGTTGGAGTACCACCATTAGTATATGCAGATTTAACTGCTGTTTTTAACATTGTTTCTGTGAAAGCTGCGTCTGTACCAGATACACGAGCTGTAGTGCCTAATGAACCAGCAGTACCGTTAGTGCCACCAACGTAGTTAGAATTTAACCATGTTTGTAGACCACCAAGTGTACGAGCTGTAGTAGCATTACCAGCTGCTGCAGCTGTGTTGCTTAAAAGTGCTTTTTCCATATCACGTTTAAGTTCAGCAGAAACTTTAGCTAATTGGTAAGCCTTTTCAGATTTACGACCAGCCTTGTTAATTGCTTCCATAGTGCCAGAAATCTTAATTGTCTTTTCAGAAATTTGAGTTCTGTTACCTACTCGTGTTGTTGGAGATACTGTAATGTCAGAAGCTGCTGCACCTTCAACTACAGCGTTAGATGCTGCTGCTGCAAGTGAGTCAGTTTGCCATTCGTGATATGTTGCTGTTGCCTTTGTCTTACCAATAGAACTCATAAATGGAGTTTCTGTAGGTGAAATGTTATAAATAACATCTGACAAATCTTCTCTATTACCAATAGAGGTATAGGTTTGATACGTTGCCATGATTTTTCCTTATTCTAAAAATTGTTCAAATAAAGCTGCGGCATCTCTTACTCTTCCAGAGTTACGCAACTGTGCTTTTTGTTTTTTAATTGTTTCTGTGTTGTTACTACCTGTAGACGATCCAGCCTTTAGCATCTTTGGTGCTTCAGAAACTTTTTTCGTTACAGCAGGTTTTGACTTTTGAAGTTTGTCATACATCATTGCCTTGTGTAATGTAACAACGTGCCTAGAGTCATAGACATTAGATAATTCTACGTCTGTGAAACCAAGCGATTTGCCATAATTACGAATCTCACTACGGAGGTTTTCGCCTTTAGCTGGGTCTGAAAACTCTGGTAAGACCTGTGTTAATTTTTGTGCTTCCTGTGCAACTCTATCTTGCATGGCACGAGCATTTTCAGATTGTTGCATTTCTGCAATTCTGTATTGTTCGGCTCTTATAGCATTGAGTTGTTCTTTCTTTTCAGAAAGTTCAGCAACTTTAACAGCATAGCCTATCGGGTCGTTTTCTTTGAGGTATGTTAAATCCTCATTAGGAGATTGCGAGACTATAAATTGCTCTATAGCTTGCAAACGTTGAGCGTATGTATCACGAGCATACTTGGCTTCCTCAATTGCTGCACGTTCAGCTTCAACAGCTTTACGTTGTTCAGCAACTTCAGTAGTTTTTTTTGTATAATCAGCACCAAGTTGATAACCTTTAATTAAATCGTCAAGGGTGACATCCTTTTCTTCGCCAGCAGCTTTTACTTTAAAAGTCTGGGGGAGTTCCTCTTCTTTAACTTCGGTTTCTTCTTGTTCTTCAGCTTCACCTTCTTCTGTTTCTACTTCTTCAGTTTGTGGCTCTGCTTCTTGAGCTTCTGCTTGTTCAGTTTCTTGTTCACCTTCTAATTGCTCCGAAGAGTTAGCTGGGGTGTTCATTAGACCTTCAAAAGCATTGGCTGCTTGACCTACAGTAAGCGTGCCACTTCCAGAATCTTCTGGAGTCATGGTTGTTTCACTCATTTTTATTTCCTATAATCCTCTAGGGGAGGTAACCCATTTTAGAAATGTCTAAAATATTTTCCATGCTTTACTTTTAATGTCGCTAGTTTTAGCGATTGATTCCAAGTAAGACATAAGTTCGTTATAACAAGCTATTCTTTGATAGGCTTGTTCACGCACATCTG